CCAGCCCCTGGATAAATAATGTTTCCACTACCGGTACTTACCTATGTTAAATTGGCCGTTGGAGTTGTTTGCTTACTTAGCAGCTTTTATTTTGGTTGGCATCTACGTGATGTGGACTTCATGGCGTACAAGGCAACGATTGTCGCAGAAAAGGCAACAGTTGAAAGACTTTATCAGCAACGGGCCGATCAGATAGAAAAAGATAAAAATGCTCAAATACGTAATATTAATAACCAGCTGCTTGATGCTATTAGCGAGCTGCGTAAACGTCCCAGTCGTACCACAGAAACCGACCTTAGACAAGGTGGAACTGGGGCAACCCTTTTCGCCCAGGATGCAGAATTTCTTGTCCGGGAAGCTGCCAGAGCAGACCAAATAAGGGTAGGCTTAGAGGCCTGCTACAGACAATATGACGCACTAAAATAGTCCGTCACCCCAATTTGCATTAATATATGCAGAGTAAGGAGAAAAAATGAACAAAAAAATATTAGCTATATTGTTGTGGTGCATGGGTATTTTTGCAGCAATCCATTTAACAAACCAATTTACCCATATAGAAGAAGGTATTATGGCAATTGCAGAATCTACCATAGACTACATAATCAAAGAAGAGGGGTTTAAAAATGCAGCGTACAAGGACTCCAAGGGTCTGCTCACCATCGGCGTCGGGCATCTTATCAAATCTTCGGAACCGCATCTCGTTACTGCAACCCTATCAGATCAGGAAGTTAAAGACCTACTTAAGAGCGATTTAAAGTGGTGTAGCGAGGCCGTTGAGACCTCGGTGAGGGTACCCCTTACCCAACGTCAATTCGACGCCCTATACAGCCTCTGCTTCAACATAGGGGAGACTAATTTTAAGAAGTCTACCGTGGTCAAGCGACTGAACCAAAATGATTACCGGGGCGCTGCGGATGCCATCCTCATGTGGAATAAGCCGTCAGTCCTGGAAAAGCGAAGAAGGCGGGAAAGAGACCTATTCCTGACCGATGTCTAGGGCGAAAAACCCCTAATTATTGCATTATTATATATAGGACCTGATCAGTCTTTTTACCAATTTAACCTCGAGGAATACCATGGACGGCTTTAAAAAATCAACCAAGATGCAATGCTTTAAAGAAGGCGGCTCAGTAAAGTATGAGTCACGCAAACAGCACAAGCAAGAAGTATCTGCTGACATTGCAAAAGACAAGAAGGTTGTTAAAAAAGCGTTTGCCATGCATGACAAACAAGAGCACCCAGGTGAGAAGACTGACCTGTCAAAGCTCAAAAAGGGTGGCCGCGCTAAGAGAAGCGAAGCCTCTGTACGTAAGTACAAGACCGGTGGCACAGTAGAAAACCAATACGCCGCTAAAAAGTCTGACAAAGACCTCAAGGACATCGCCAATACTAAACGCCAAAAACCACAGATGCTTTGTGGTGGTAAGTCTGTAAAAAAATACGCTGACGGCGGTGGTGTTTTAGGTAGTATTGGTAATGCAATCGGTGGCGCAGCAACACACCTCAAGAACAATATCCTGGGCACTCCAGAGCAAAATCGTATTGCCCAAGAGCAAATGGATAAGGCTAAACGCAGGAAAGCTATGGAAGCTGCTGCAAGACAGCCAAAACCAGATGTACCACTAACTGGCCTACCAACTACAGCACCAGGCGCTATGGCTGCCCCAGCAATGCCAGCCCCTCCAGGTGCAGGTATGTCTGCTCCTGCAGCAGCACCATCCGCACCAGATATGTCCGGCGCAATGGGTCAAGGCGCTCCTTTGCCAGCTCAAAAACGTGGTGGCAAGGTAAGAGGCAAGAAATAATGCCAATCAAGTCTAAAGCACAATTAGGCGCGATGTATGCAGCAGCCGAGGGTAAATCAACCCTCGGTATCCCTAAAAAGGTTGGTAAAGAATTTGTCAAAGCTGGCAAAGCAAGACCAAACCTACCACAAAAAGTAACTAAGCGAGCCGCAGGCCGAGGTCGTTAATATGGCGTACTCTGGTACTACCAATCAAACCAAGATCAATGTAGATCAGTTAATTTCGTATGCTTACCGTGACGCTGGTAAGACTGCAGAAGAAATCACGCCCGAGTACATTGACGCCGGCAAGCAAGCACTTTTTTACATCCTACAAAATTTATCAAACCGAGGTGTAAACCTCTGGTTGTTAGAAAACTATTTAATTGGTGCGCTTAACGCTCAGCAAGCTATTACACTACCACCAGGCACAATTGATGTGCGTGAATCCAACTGGGTTTACATTATCAATTCTGGGGCAGCAGAGTATTTGCCAATTGCCAACCCAGATTCACCTGCAGTATTTAACCAGAACCTAGACCTGGTATCAACCTCTACAATTGGTGCAAACTACTTCGGTCTTGAGTATCAAGACGCAATGAGTGTGTTCTATGTTGGTTTTAACGGATACAACGCAACTGGTGGGACAACAACGTACAACTTTGCGTATGAGGTTAGTGATGATGGCATTACTTGGGTAACAAAAGAACAACTACCAACAACCACGTTGGCTGATCGTGAGTGGGCATATTTCAATATCAATATCACTCCAGCGTATAAGTTTTATCGTTTGCGCGAAACAGTAGCAACCACATTTACAGTACGTCAAATCGTATTCTCAACCAGCCAACAAGTTATCCCACTAGCACGTTTGAATCGTGATGATTACTGGAACTTACCAAACAAACAATTCCCAAGCACAAGATCTTTGCAGTATTGGTTTGACCGTCAGATTGATCCCAAAATGTACTTGTGGCCTGTACCAAACAATGACTTCCAGATGTTTCAATTGGTCATTGAAAAAGAAATGCAAGACGTTGGTTCATTGACAAATGAGCTCTATGTGCCTAACCGTTGGATTGGCGCAGTCCAGGCCTTGTTGTCACATAAGCTATCAATCCAGTTACCTGGTGTTGATCTTGCTAAGGTGCAGTACTTAGAAACACAAGCTGCTAAGTTGGAGAATGATGCTGCTCAGGAAGAGCGCGACAAATCTCCTATCTACTTCACCCCTAATATTTCATACTATACACGATGAGCGGCGCATATCAAATGAACTATGACAACCTGATTCAGGATGTCATAAACTACATGGAGCGCGATGACGAAGGTTTTGTTGCGCAAATTCCTAGCCTAATTGGACTGGCAGAATCTGCTATTGCTGCAGAATTAAAAAGCCTACTACAACTTACTGTAGTAGAAACAACACTGGCGCAAAACCAAGACATATTAGAAAAGCCAGCCCGTTGGAGAAAAACTGTATCAATGAAGGTCAATGGCAAACCAATCTTAATGCGTTCACAAGATTACATTGCACAGTACCAGTCTGAATCTGACGCAGGCATTCCAAAGTATTACGGCGAGTATGATTATAATAACTGGAACTTTGCACCAAAACCCGATGCAGCCTATCCAATTGAGATAATTTACTACAGCCTTATTCAACCACTAGATTCAACCAATCAGCAAAATCTGTTCACCCGTGAGTGCCCACAAGCTATGTTGTTTGGCACACTGTTGCAAGCACAAGGGTATTTAAAAGCCCTGGACAAGTTGCCAATCTGGAAACAGTACTACACTGAGTCCCTTGCAGCGCTTAAGAAAGAAGACAGCACACGCAAGATTGACAGAAACGTTACGATTCAGGAACCATAAAAATGACAACATTTACATCGCCGTTTACTGGCACCGTAGTACAACCAACAGACGTCTCGTATTACGAACTTAACTTTAGTGCCGATGTGGATCTTTACTGGCCTGCGGTTGTTAACCCAACACAAGTCCCAGCTGCCCGTATTATGGACTGCACTCCGTCTACTACCGGGCTTCATGTAAACTTACCACAGGGCGATCAAGGTTCTGTTGGTTCTGATATCTTATTCCGTAATTTCGGAGCATTCCCGTTTGCTATCGTTGATTTTTCTGGTGACCTTAGTGTAACTATTAACCCAGGTGAATCGAAATATTATTACCTGTCTGACAATTCTACAATTGATGGTGTTTGGCAAAACGTAACATTTGGCACTGGCACATCTAATGCAGATGCGGCAACATTGCAAGGCGCTGGATTAACCACTATTAGTGGTCAGTTAGCAGTATCTAGCAACGTTATTGTGGTGTCAAGCTCACCAACTATTAGTGATTCTAGCCGGGCTTCTACTTTTGTATGGACAGCTGGTAATGGTACATTTACAATTCCAGCAGCATCAAGTCTTAGCGCAGGCTGGTTCATTGGTGTTAGGAATAGTGGAACTGGTACCCTTTCCATATCTGGAACAGGCGCGTCGGTTATAAACGGCCTTGTAACACTCACACTAAACCCAGGTGATTCAGGCTATATTGTATTCCAAAAGTCAACCGGTAATTTCTATACCATTGGTATTGCAACAGCTTCTAACGTTACATTTACGTCTGCCACATACGACGTAGATACAATCATTGGATCAACATACAACCTAACATCGTATGCACCAATTATTCAGACCTATGTATCACTGTCTGGTACAAGAACAACAGCCCTAAGTATCGTATTACCAGCTACAACCCAGATGTACATCTTGGTGAACGACGCTGGCGCCGGCGCGTATTCGTTGTCATTTAACGTATCTGGTAGTTCATCTCCTCCGGTTACATTAAATACTGGTGAGGTTGTTACTGTTCT